AACAATTGTTTCAAGTGTCTCACCCAATGTTTGTTCATTATTTTTTAATCCTTCATATAGATTAAGGATTTGATTTTTTTGTTCTTCTGTTAATTCCATATTTATTTATTTTCTAATTTTTCAATGTGATAATCTAAATAAAATTTAGCCTTTCTTAAATCCTCTAATTCTTTGGTCGGATCTTTCTTTCCCGCTCTTGAGATATACTTTACCGTATTACCTAACGAGAACCCTAACTCCCAATTATCAATAACTTTGATTGCTTCATATGGGTTTGACTCTCCACCATAATGTTCAGGGTGATTTACTTGTTCCATATTATTTATTTTCATTTATATATTTTATTATTTCTTCCTTTGTTTTCCCTTGATTAAACATTCTATACACATTAAGGGAAAAATCGTCTTTTAAAAACGCAGCGTCAACATCCAAATATTTTTCAATATTATCAATATGACTTAAAATGTGTTCTTTTGTAAATATTCTTTTATTGAAACCCATCGACTTTAGATTCATCGGTTTGTATTTCCTTTTGGGTGTTAATTAATTTTCTAATTTTTCTACCCAAGTCCATATCATTTGGAGTATCATTAGCGATGTCTTCAATTAACTTTTTGATTTTTATTTTCATATTAAGAATTTAATTGTTCCTTATTTTTTTTGTAATTTTCTAACATTTGAGTTTGATTAACATAAGTAATCAATTTTCGTTTGAATAATGGAAGTAAGGTTTCATTAATCGGATAATCACCCACACATACCATTTCAAATATAGGTACCTTAGTTTCAATTTCTTTATTCCACTCACTAAATGTATTTATAATTTTTGTGATAGTCAAGTTGGTCTTTTTGTCCGAATAAATTAAATTTACTAAAGTTTTACTTTCAGGTGATTTCTTATTAACAGATTTTATCTCATACTCCCAAACATAAAATGTTTTGTCTTTTGGATGGATATAATAGAAGTATCCTTTTTTTTGTAGGACTTCCTCTTTATTTTTTTTAATTTTTAGAATTATACTATCAAAAACAATTTCCCATACAGATTTTGCAATATTAAAATACTCCAACATTCTTGGGGCACTATAGGTTAATATTTTTGCAAATTCTTGTCTTTCTTCAATACTTAATTCTGGTATTTCTTTTATCTTAAGATCTTTCACTAATAATTCGTCATCAATCGTTGCGAATTTCTTATCAGTATAAATGATTTTTTTATCTTTAATTAATGTTTGAATGTTCGCTAAATGTAATGACAACTCAATAAATCCTGGATATAATTCCATATTATCAAGTTTTTCTCCCATCTTTTGAAAATAAGAAAGTAATTTATATTCTTTATGTTCCTGATCAATTGGTTTTTCAAACATCCATTCGGTGTTCATTAAAAACTCTATCTTTTTTTTTCTTACCATTATATTATAAAGATAATAAATTTTTATTATTCAGTAAAGATATTATTCCACTCTTATTACAACATAAGTTGTACCATTGATGTCAATCTCGTTGTAATTATTATCATATGAACTCAAGTCCCCATAACCAATTTCACTTATCATAGAATCTTTTAATTTGTCATAATCAATAAAATTTTTAGGTGACATATCATATTCCTTTAAATAATCCATTGGGTCATTTTCAATTTCATACATTTTATCTGAAACAATATCCTCAATTTCATCTTCATCCGGTTCTCCATCAGGATCATCTTTAATATCTTCAATTTCTGATTCAATCTGATATATCTCACTATCAATCTCAGACATTCTTTCGTCTTTTAATTCTTCTTCTTCCTCCGTATCAACATCTTTATAAACTGGATTACTTAAGGTTGGTGTTCCATTTAATAAAACAACATTCTTAGATGCATCAGATAAAGATTCAATATTTAAATTTATTTTATTTCCAACACCATCATTAAACTCCCAATCATTATTTTCATTACTAACATACTCTAAAGGTAATTTTATACCATAGTTAATTAAAAATAATTCAGCCTCTAATTTTTTACCTTCAAACTCTAATTCACTTATTTCATTATCTTGTTGTACCGATAACCCTAAAGTAACTCCATAATCAGATGGTGATTCATAAACTTGTCCCCTAATATCATCCTCAAAGTATCTGGCAACCTCATCACCATTAACATAATAAGATAAGGTATTATCATCAAAATAATCAATTTCTTCAAGTCTACTATCAACATACTCCTCAATAGCTTTATCCGCTTCTTCAAATGTTCCAACCGCATATGTATTACCTTCAGTTTCATCGTGTATTGAAGTAAATAAACTTAAACCATAATGTCCTTGTGTTTCCGGTATTAGACCATATACGTCGTTATCCTTTATCTTAAGGTCATCAATTTCTTCCTGTAGTTCAACACGTTCTCCATCTAATTCATCAAGAGTTTCAGAGTCTTCTTCATTTTCTATTCTTTCCTCAAGTTCCTCCATTCTTCTTTCATAATCTTTTAAATCTTCACGTTCTGTATAACTTAATTCATCTAAATCACCATTTTCAACCAAACTTTTAAAGACCGCATTCGCTTCTAAACCTTCTTTACTAATATCGTCATTATTATAATTCCATTCAAAATCCTCTCTTCTTAAATTAGCATCAGAAACTCTTTTTGCCAATCTAATTTTTTCTAACACATCATAATATGGTGTTCCCCAATATCCACCAAGAGTAACATATTTAACTCCATCTAAATTTTTTATATTACTATTAGAAAACGATAATATGCCATTAATCGTTAAATTACCTAATTTTGTTATAGGTAAACCATCTATTTTTAAATTACCATTAACCCTAAGTTTTTTACCTCTAAATTGAGGTAACATAGGTATCACACTTGCTGAATTATAACCAACAGAATTTAATAATTTATGATATTGTTCTGGTGTAATATCCACATACTCTTCAGTATCAGATTGTTCTAAAATTATATCTTTAAGCAATGTAAGTAATTTGTTCTCCTTCAATTTTATATTTTTTAACATACAATAATAAATATTCAATTATTTACAAATATAATACTTTTTAGATATTTATAGATAAATAAACTAAATAAATTTTATTATTATGGGATGTGGATGCAAAAAAAATCAAACTCAAACATCAGCTCAACCACAAGCACAAACTCAACCAGTACAACAAAATGATACTGTTCAAGAATCTGTGAAAAAAATTGTTGAGAAGTATTACAATAAAAAGTAATAAATGTTATGACTATTATTAAGGTGGACGATTATTTTTCCACCTTTTTTTATATTTATTATTAAAAGATGAAAATACCTAGAGAAGTATTGATGTTTAATGATGGAGATTGGGACGATATTTCATCACAATTTAATGGTAAAATCACAGCCTTTTTAAAATACGCTAAACTAAGAAACTCATTAGACGAAGTTGATTTAACACAAATACCTTACGATGAATTTCCAAATCCTGAATTTTTATTTTCATTAGGGGTTAAGTTAACTTATGAGGACGTTCCAGATTCCCAACAAGATAAAGTTCTTCTTTTTTTATTGGAAAAGGATCCTCAAAAAACTTTAAAGTATATTTGTGACTATATGTTAGACGATGTTGAAATAAGAGGTTCCGACTATTATTTAAGATTAGGTGACCGCGAAGATTTATCGGTATTATATTGTGATTATAGAGATACTTCACCAAGAGATATCGCAAAAAATATTTTATCAGAAGATGATGAGATGTGGGACGCATTTTCGGATACAACAGATGATGTTTATAGAGATGTGATAGAAGTTTTAGATAAAGAAAATTTAGATTATCTTTGTAAATATCTTGTTAAACATTTTGGTAACCAACCTTTTTATTTAGAATCTTATGAAGATTCAGAATTTTTATCATCTATCACAAATGAAGAAGGTATATTTTATATAACAACAGAGAATGTACACCAATTAGTTAGAGATGAAGAATCAATGAACATCTTACTTGAAAATGAGTTTAATGACTTAAAAAGTGAATTATATAGTGTTCATTATAACGCATATAATGGATCCTATTCAGACGATATGTATTGGATGGTTATGAATGAATTAGATGGTCTTTTTGATGGGAAATTTTTAGATGAAGAAAGAACTAGAAACGAAAAAACTTATTATATCCCTTTTATAAAAATTAAAGATTTCTATAGTGATGTCCATTTATTTCTTACTAAAAATAGTAACGAATATTATGCCGATAGCCGTCTTTATTATCACGGATCATATCTTAATATGATATCTAACTTAATGGGAAATGGAGATATGGAATGTTTAGATTTTAGAATTTCAGATTATCCCGATTCCGATAAAATAGATGAATATATAAACCAACATCTTGGTGATTATATTTAAAAAAACTTTAACTATTTATATATTCATTTAAAATCCATATCAATTATAAAAAAAAGATATGAGATTAATTAATAAAAATTCAAAACGAGGCATTGTTAATTTATTTGCCGATTTTATTTTATCTAAAATAGATAAAAATGAAAATTCAATCATACAAGTTTCAGATGTCGGATCTTTTTATGTTATTAACGGTTTAACAACAAGTGAAACTTTTTTAGACATAAATTTAATAAGAGATGAATTTACTGAAAAATTTAAAGATATCTTAACTGAATTGGAAGTGAAATCTTTAAATGTTATTGATATTATCAAATACAACCAATTAATAAATAATATTGAAAAAGGTTGGGTTAAAGTTAATAAGATCCCATTTATTGAAGATAATGAACCTTTAAGTGAAATCTCAATTAATTCTGAATTCCCATATGGTCATAGTTTAAATTGTGGAAGATTAATGGTCTATTACTCACACTATATGTTTAACCACATCTATAGTTCTATTATGACTGATGAGGTTAATTTGTTTTTTACAAAAGAACTAAATAAAAATGAGGATTTTAATATTAAAATTGTTTCCAAATCGGGATTGAATAAAGACACTATCAAATCTTTGGTGTTAGACGTATTTAACTTTGATTTAGAGGACTTTAAAACTAAAGTTAAGGATTACGACCTAACTCAAGATATATTAGATCCAATGGGAAAAAAACCTTATCTAATACAAGATAGATTAGAGGACACTATCGTCTTCTAATCTATCTTTAAAAAATTCTTTAATTATTTCGGACCCTTCATTAATATCATTGAAATCTCTATCAGGAGCAAATAATTTCGTAATAGGATTATCCTCAGGGGATTCAATTAACATAAATGAAGGGACGAATTCATTATCCGTAACTTCAACAAATAAATCATACTCCTCTTTATGTTTGTCAATATCACGATCTACATATTGAATACCTTCCTTATCCAATATTTCTTTTAACATATGACAAAATGGACAATTATCCATTGTAAACAATACCACAATTTTATCCATTGATTAAATCTGTTAACATATTATTTATTTGAGTTTCATTTGTTAATCCAACCTTTACATCAAATACTTCCCCTAAATTAAAAGACTTAATTGTGGGAATATTTTTAACCCCTAACCCAATTGACGCATCTCTATTTAAATCCACATTCATTGTATACATTTCAACCTCTGATGTATTTTGAGATAAAACTTTTTCATAAACAGGTTTCATTATCTTGCATGGTCCACACCATTCCGCCCAAAATTCTACGATGACTTTTTTACCTGAGTTAATTTTTTCTTCTAATTCTTGTGATGTAATTTCCATAATATTATTTTAATTTTGTTAATTGTTTAATAAACAATATTACCTCATCATATTGAGTAACATCATATATTATTTTTATTTTATATATAGTATCCCCATCTTGTTTTGAGAGATATAAAAATATACCCGCAGGATTTTTAAATATCCCTTCAATATGATCTATATTACCAAGATGGTATTTACTATTAAGGTATTCACTTTCAAATCGTTTGGTTAATAATAATTTTGGGGTGATTGGAATATTGTCCAAGCATTCAATTGTACTATAAACTATACCAGTATTATCAAGTAATGATTTTATAAAATCGTTCTCTCGTCTAAACATATTATTATAAATTAAAAAAGTGGGGTTGTTCACCCCACGTTTCTTTTAGATCATTGACTCAGCGGTCTCCCAAAGTTTTGTGTTTATTGCGTTTACCGCCATAATGTTTTTCAAACCTCTCAACCCTGTCTTACGACCACTTTTTGATTTGTACTCAACCCCACCTTTTACAAACTTCTCTTGTACCACGTTGAAAACTTTCCAAAGGTCATCTCCTTCGTCTTCACTACGATTAGGCGTTAACAAGTCAACCAAATCAAGTGTTGATGGTACTGAACCTGTTGCCCATCTAAGTTTAGATGCTTTTTGAACAAACTCAATTTTCTCGTCCATAGTAAGTTCACGTTCCATCATTCTTCCAACAGAATGTTGAATCATCGGTAATTTCTTTGCGAAACTTTCAGTTAACATTTTAACATCGTCAAGTTGGAAATCTTTATGTCGGATACTGAATTTATCAGCTACTGACGCTGGTACCATTAAACCATTACTACATACTAATCTGTAAAGACCTGCACCCATTGAGAATGATGACATCCCGTTGTGGGAGTTTTTGATGATTGCCTCAACCAAAGTATCACCAACCGATGGAAATTGTCCATTACGGAATTTTACTTCGTGTAGAGCGTGAATACCACTACCATTTTGCTTTACTGATGAGATTTCCCACCCTTCTCTATCAAATAACTCCATAATCTTGTCTGTAGGGACAAACTCATATTTGTTTGTCAATTTAGGAGATGGAGATGTTGCAAAAATTGATGGTGCAATTGATTTAATTAATTCTGGTGTATAGATCATAATGTATTTTTTTTAATTACCTTACAAAGGTAGGAATTTTTTTCAATTCCACAAGCCTTTTACAAAAAAAATTAATTTAAAAAAATATCCCCAAACTTTGTTTTTAAAATAAACCCTTCAACTTTATTTATATAACTTAACTTTTGATTTAATTCAGGCGATTTTAATTCTATAACAATATCAATAAGTTGTTGTTTTGTTAAAATAAAATCATCACCATTTTTTACATTCTCCAATGATTTATTTTTCATTTTTGAATAGAATTCTTCTTTTTGTACATCACCAATTAATGACATTAAATCATTTGGGTTATTCTCAAAAAAAGTAACCATTTGACTAATATAAATTTCTACATCAACACTTCCCATCATCTATTATTATTAATATTATTATTGACCACATTTATCTGTCATCTCATCTGGGAATTGTATACTATAATCGTCTAACAAATCATCCCAAACCGTATACTTACCTATTAATGGTGGCATTTCTTCTATATTGTTTCCAGATATAGATAAATGTTGTAAACAATATAGAGTATCCATTGAATTAGGTAATTTTTTTAAATTAGGATTATTATCCAAAACGACAAATGATAAAAATCTACAATTCCCTATACTTTCGGGTAATGATTTTATACAACCATTAAATACTAATGTCGTAAGTTCGGTAAAATCACCAAGTGATTCTGGAACATCAAAATTAATTTTACCATCTGATTTATTTTCAAAACTAAGGAACCCTATATCTTTTGGGAGGATATTAAAAAATTCCTCAATTCCAAATAATGAAACGTATTTTGCCGTGTTATCATTAGGGAAATTAACATACACACCATCGTTACCTTTACCTTTACTATCATTTTTAAGGATAGATTTAACTTCATCGGTAAAATTTATAAATAATTGTTTATAATATGGCCTCATTTCCTTAAGTCTAATTGTTTCAACATCTGAATCAGTTAATTGACTTAAAGTTTTTAATAATAATTTTTCTTTCTTTTTGGAGATATAATAAGACATTGCCCCCTCTTTAAGGTTTCTTACCATACCCCCACTTAATTCACTACCAAGCCCAATATATTTT